AGCCGCTCGTGCACACGGCCCCACATCTCGGTGGCGTTCTTGTCGTCTGCGTCGTCGCCGGCGGTGCGCCCGTCGATCTCGCCCGGGCCCTCGTTCGCGCGCGCCTCCATGAGGCGACTGCGCACGCTGGCCAGCGGGGCCTCGGACTGCAGGAATTCCGCAGCGAGATCCGGACGGCCGGCGATGCTGCAGAGCTGCGTGACCTCGGTCGCGTAGCTGATGCCCTGGGAGCGAGCGCGGGCGCTGTCGAAGTCGACGACCTTGGTGCCGCCCTTCGGCTCGGCTGCGGCCGGCTGCTCACCGGTGGCCTGGCGATCGCTGGCAGCGGCGTCCTTGAGCGTCTTCTCGTCGACCTCGAGGAGACCCGCCCAGCTGGCGAGCACCTCGTCGGGCGGGCCGGCGATCTCGCCGCCGATGACCGCCTCCATGGTCTGCGGTCCGATCCGCGCCGCCTCGGCGAGCTCGCCGACGAGCTTCTCGCGCGGCTTCTCGTCGGTGGTGGCTGCCTGGATGGCCTTGCCCAGCTCTTTCGAGAGGTGGTCGCGCATCGTCTGCTCCCGGGCGTCCGAATCTTTCGAGTGATGATCATTGTTTTTGTGAAGGCGGTTGCCCACCAAACGATTCCACGACTGGGCCCGGGCATTCCGGCGGCGGGGCGGAGCGGCTTCCTGCAGAGCCTCCTGCACGGACTGGACCCGATCCGCCAGGCCGGCATCGATGGCCTGCTGCCCATGGAAGACCGCAGCCTCCTGGCGGCGGAGCTTCTCGACATCGACGCCGCGATTGCGGGCAACGGTCTCGAACAGGATCCCGGCGAGGCGATTCACCTCCGCCTGCAGATCCGCGCGGGCCTTCTCGGAGAGGGGCTCGTCCGGGTTGCCGTCCGCCTTGCGTGCACCCGAGGTGATGTAGCTGAAGTCCAGCCCGATCCGCTCGTTGAGGGCGGACTCGTCGACGTGCATGGCGAGCACACCCAGGCTGCCCGCGGTCCCGCTGCGGGGGATCAGCACGCGATCGGCAGCGCTCGCGATGGTGTACGCCGCGGACGTGGCCTGCTCGTCCACCAGCGCCGTCATCGGCTTGCGGCCCCGGGCGTTGTAGATGGCGTCGGTGATCTCGAACAGACCGCTGACGGCGCCTCCGGGGGAATTGACGTCCAGGACCACGTGCTGGATCCCGTCGTCGTTGAGGGCTTCCTCGATCGACTGCCACAGGTTCGTGTAGGTGCGGAGGCCGAAGATCCGCGACATCAGCCCGCCGTTCTCGGCCAGGCTCCGGTGCATCAGCGGGCCGGAGACCGGGATCAGCGCGACACCCGGCGGCACGGTGGGACGCTCACGGTCCGGGCGGCCCATCAGGTCGTCGAAGATCCCCGCGCTGTTCGCGCGAATGCTGCCGAACAGCGCCTGGAGCGCGCGCGGCTCCATGGCCATCGGCGCGCGCGACAGCAGCTGCAGCATCTCCAGCTGCGCCGCGCCGAAGCCCTTCTCGTGGTCAGCCATTGCCCTGCTCCTGTTCGGTGGTGCCGGTTTCCTGGTAGGTCCCGCTCCGCGCAACACGGCGCGGATCGGAGTCGAAGACCAGGTCCAGCTCGTCGGCGCGCTGGTTGTCGGCCGCTATTTCTCGCTCGAGGGACTCGGGATCCCGGCCCATCTGCGAGGCCTCCTCGCTGCGCGAGCTCGTGCCGGCCCGGATCCGCCGCACCATGGCCTCGCTGTCCTCGCGCGGCTGGACGTGCTCGAACCCGTGCCCGACCCACTTGACCGACCGGACGATCTGCTCAAAGTCGTCGGAGTTCTTCAGCTGCAGCCGGCCGGACAGCACCGCCTGCTCGAGGAACGCGCGCCAGACCCGGCGGTTGAACTGGTGATTGATCAGCTGGTCCTGGAAGCCCAGAGCTCGCCGGCGGAACTCGATCAGGCCCATCCGGCCGGCGGTGAAGTTGGACTTCGAGTGGTCGCCGGTGAGCAGCTCGTAGGTCAGGCCCCGGACGCCCACGGCGATCGACTGCAGCTGCGAGCGCATGAAGGCCTCGTAGTTGCCGCCGACATCAGCTGGCTGTCCGAAGTGAGGCTCCTCGCCATCCTCGAGGACGTTGACCGTCCCGGGCTCGATGCCCGCTTCCGCCTCCCCGGTGTCGCCGGTGGTGGCAATCATTTCCTGGTCGCCGCTCAGTGCCGGGGCTGCTCCCTCGTCCGCGGCTCGCGCGATGAAAATGCTCCACAGCGCTGACGTCTTTTTCCGCATGACCTCGGCGTCGTCGTAGACGTCGACATCGAGCAGCTTCTGGAGCACCGATGCAAACCAGGTGGCGCCGCGCATCTGGCCGGGGCGGTCCGGCAGGTACACGTGCAGCACCTGGCTGGCGGGGACCTGGACGATGCGACCATCCCGCATCCCGAGGGGATCGGACGGGTGTGCCCGGTACATGTGGTAGCGCACGCGCCGGCCGATCGCGTTCGTCTCGATCCCGGCGACGACCCGGTTGCTGCCGATCTGCTGGGTGACATGGAACGGGACCTGGTCGGCCTCGAGCAGCTGGATCTGCAGCGGCACCGGCAGTCGGCGATCGCGGCGGGGCCGAAGGCGGCTGAAGACCTCGCCGGAGCCGACGACATTCCGCGCGACGCAGTTCTGGAGGCCGGCGAAGGACAGCACGCCGTCGGCGTCTGCGACCTCCGTCCATTCGGACCAGAGGTCGTGGATTCGCTCGCGCAGGTCGCGATTCTCGATGGTGCTGCGAGGATCGATGCCCTTGCCGACCATGTTGCTGGCCCAGGCCTCGACCGCATTGCTCGCCCACGGGTTGTTCCGGGCCAGGTGCCGGGCGCGGTCTCGCGCCTCCTGCCCGTTGGCGATGACCGCCTGGGTGCCGCTCGTACTGGGGACGGAGACGCCCTTGTTCCGCCGGGCGGTGGAGGCCCCCTCGTAGGCCGGGGCGACGCCGGCGCTGATGCGGAAGCGGCCAATCTGGATATCGAAGCCCACGGTCAGAGCCCCTTGCTGGAGTAGGTCCGGATCTGGCGGAGACGCTTGCTATCCCCGCCCGCGCCGATTCGACGATCTAGGTCGGCGATCGCCGCTGCGATCTCCTTGTCACCGCGGTACTCCACCTGCTGGCCGTTCGCGAAGCGGGTTCGAGCAACGCCGGACGCGCGCTGCTTGATCAGCGTCTCCTTCAGCGCGGTCAGCTCGGCTACCGTGGGCATTCAGCGCTTCTCCATCCAGCGACTGCGGATTTTCCGCCGGCGGGGGCGGGTGTGGCCGAAGCGCTCGAGGCGCCCGCGGGCCGATTGTATCTCTTCCTCGAGCATGGCGCGAGCCTCTTCCAGACCCTCGCGGTCCTCCGCTTCAATCACGATATTTGTGAAGCCGGTTGCCTGGTGAACATTCAGGGAGAGCGCCCCTTCCCCGCTCTCCAGGATCTGCTGCGCGCGATCATGCTTCGCCGTGAGTTCGCGCATTCGCCGGCAGGTCTCGCAGGCACAGCTCGGTTGCGGCATGTCATTTCCCCCGGAGGCTGGTCAGGGTGCGCCGGCGGCGGCGATGACGGCCGCGCCGGAGCTCGGACGCTGCGGTCTTCGTCGGGCCGCGGCGATGAAGTGGGTCGGTCTTCTCTTCGGCCTCGGAGGCCGTGACCATGGGCATCCCCCGGGTGTTCGCGACGTCTTCCCAGTCCGCGGGCTTGTACCGGTCCAGACCCAGGTGGTGGGCGAGCACCAGGGCGCCGACCGCAAGGTCCAGCTGTTCGTTCGCCTGTCGGCGGACCTGTTTCCACTCGAGGATGATCCGGCCACCCCGATTCACGGCATCCAGGTACTCGGCCGTCAGCTGCTGGAAGAAGTCCTCGCCCACCTCGGTCGGGAAATGCCAGGCACCCGTGGGCCAGTGGTCCTTGTCGTCCGGACCCTCCACCGTCTTCCGCAGGCTGGCGTAGACCCAGCTTTTCGCGGGCCAGGTGCCCGTGGGCCAGAGCAGGACCGAGCCGATGCGCTTCCCTCCCCACGACACCGCCTGGCGCTTTGGCGCTCCGATGAGTGGGTGCGTATGCCCCGGGCGGCCGTCCAGGGCGAAGACTCGCTCACGGCGCCGGGCTCGGGCGAACCGGTAGACCATGTGGCTCATGTAGCCGGCGTCGATCCCGAGTGCGTCGATGGGCCAGAGGGCGCCGTTCGCATCCGGGTAGGTGCGCCCGACGAGCGTCTCGTCCAGCTTGTCCCAGGTCTCGTCCTGGCCCGGGTCTCCGGTGATGACGCCGACGTCGACCAGCCACGCCGACATCCCGACGCCCCAGCCGTAGACCGCCCACTCGAGGCGGTCGCCCTGGACGTCCACCATGGCCGTCAGCACGAATGCGCCTGGCGGGATCTGGCCGAGCTGGTAGTCCTCGCGGCGGAGCATCAGCGATTCCCAGCCCGGGGCGTCGCGCTCCTGCTCCCAGGCCACGCCCAGCACCTGCTGCGTGAACACCTTCTCCGCTTCCGGGTTGCCCTCCGCCTTGAGCCAGCCGCGATAGGTGTCCTCCCAGGAGACCATCCGGCTGTGCAGCTGCGTCACGTAGTAACCGTGGTCGCGGCGGCCGCAGTCGCGATCGCGCCAGCTGTCGACTTCGTCCCGCGTCAGCACCGTGGTCGGGGGATGCTCTTCGTCCGGAAACGACGGCACCCACTGCCCGGCGGCGACGATCGCGTCTCGCTCGTGCTGATAAATTTCACCCTTGCACGCCTGGCACCGGTGGACGATCTCCTCGCCCGCTTCCTCGAGCTGGTCGAAGATCAGGGTGATCCACAGCTCGCAGCGCGGGCACTCGACGTAGAGCTGGCGCTGATCGCTCTTCTCGTATCCCGCCGAGATCCTGCACATGCCAGCAATCCCCGGGGTCGACACATAGACGCGCTTGTAGCCAACCTCGCTCCAGGCGGTGCTCCGCTTCTCGGCCTGCTCGAGGGGGTCGCCGCGATCGCCGGCATCGGCGGGCCATTCGCTGATCTCCTCGAAGATCGATGCGCGCACGGAGACCATCTGCAGGCCGGAGGAGCTGTTCGCACCGGTCAGCTGGGCGAACCCGCCACCGACGAAGCGCTTGAAGCTGCCGGTGGAGCCGCCGACCTCCCGCGCCTGCTGGGTGCGGACCCGATGCGGACCGAGAGCGGGCGTCGCATCGATCATCGGCTGCAGCTTGATCCGGTTGTACTTCGAGGCCTCCTCGATCGTCGGCAGGACGATGAGCATCGGCGCGGCATGGACGTCAGCGCAGTAGCCGAAGAAATTCAGGCCGACTTCCGACCCGCCAGTCTGGTGCGCCTTCTTGATCCAGACGTTCCTGGCCGGGTGGTTGAACGAGAGCACCTGCATGATCTCGACCAGGTAGGGCGCGACTTCATGCCGCCACGGCCCCGGGTATGGGGATCCGCTCTCCGGGGGAACTACCCGCTCCCGCTCAGCCCACTGATCGACGCTCAGATCCGACACCGGACGGATGGCCCGGGCGAAGCGCTCGCGCAGCCAGGCGCTTGCGGGCAGATCCTCGGCGGCGGACATAGCCTCAGCCCCCATAGCGATCGGCCAGGTCGTTCAGGAGATCGTCGTACTCGGCCACCAGCATCCGGGTCCGCTCCCGCGAGGTCTTAGCCTCGGCGAGCTTCGTGCCCAGCCGACGGGCCCGGGTCTGCCACCCCTCTCGCAGAAACCGCGCAGCGCCGTTGACCAGCTCGAGGGCTTCGGTCGCCGGGATCAGCTCACCCGATTTCTGCTGGTACACGATCTCCTCGTTCCGGGCCCGGAGCACCTCCCGCCGCCGGCGAGCTTCGTTGTAGCTGATGCCGTCGGTAACCGGCGGGACGTCCTCGCCACTGTCGACGCTCGCGTCATCCCCGGATCTGGCCAGATGGCTGGCCGACCCATGGCGCTTCGCGTCGCTGCAGTTGGCCTGTCGCCAGGCGCGCAGCTCCTCGAGGTCCACCTGCGGCCGGTGCGCGGTGCCGTGATTCAGCTCGGGTGCGTCACTGAAGTGCTTGCGGATGGCGCGGCGCGTGACGCCCAGCTCCTGCGAGGCCTGGGTGAGGTTCAGCAGCTTCGGCGGGGTCTTCTTGCGAGCCATCAGGGCGGGCCCCAACAGGGCGGCCGGGCTGCATATTTCCAGTTCGAAGGGTCCGCCAGACCCCTGCGGGGATGGGCCACGCGAAGGGCGCGAACAGACCCCCTCTGTAGGCCCCGTGTTCCGTGGTCTGCGGAGGGGGTGGTACCCAAACGAGTGCTGTGTGGGAAGAGATATTCCGCGCTCGATGTCAC